GGCTTTATGTGTGCTAACTCTGCAAGTAATATTGTGTTTGTAGATATTAATGCAGTATCTGTGTTAGCATTTGTAAAACTATTACTAATTACTTCTGCTGCAGTTACTAAAGTAGAATATTGATTTACGTTTGCCATATATATTATTCGTTATTAGTTTCAATTTCTGTTACCTGTAAACTCTCATCCTCATCTGGACTATCATCATCATCATCTCTTGTTACTATAATTTGCTCTCTATCAGTTAAGAACATATTACCTTCTTCTAACATAGGTAAATCTTCATCTAACATTCTTCTCTGCTCATTTATAGTCAATACTTTAGCAGGATCTATTTGTGTAGCAAAACTAATAGGTGGCTCATACTGTATAACCAAATCTTCTGGCAAGTAACCTAGTTCTTTAAATAATAATTTTCTTATACCATTTAGCAATAAATCAGATGTATCTTTAATTACAGTAGTCATTGCTAAATCATAAGCTATTCTTATTTCACTACCTGTATTATTCATTTTACCACTAGACACTAAACCACTTAAAGATGGTTGCCATCTATGTGCTGTTACAATATTTTGATCTGTAATACGCTGTAAATCTATCCAACTACCTTCTTGGTCATCCTTAATAATATTTACGTTAGCAGGAGAAGTGTCACCATTTTTTACAATAAACATTATTTTACCATTATTACCATCACCAACAAATTTTCTTTGTGCTTCTTTTACCAACTTCTTTGCTTCTTTCTCACCCATATCACCACTTATCTCAACTATTGCTGATGGTTGAAAACCATTTTTAAATTTAGTGTGATTCCATTTACCTATCTCATAGTCTACTGCTACATGCTCAAGTGCAGCTATGTAGTCTGGCAAACCATAAAAAGTAAAGGTTGGTTCATAATCTTTAAATTGTAGAACAAATCTATTACCTCTAACACTTGGGTATAAAGGTATGATAGATAGTTTGTCTTTCATTGTGTTATACTTTGCCCAATCAGGATGTACATACACTTCTTTTTTATTCTTAGACATTCTAACAGTAGTTGCATCTAAATGATATAAATTTAAACCACCATCATATAACACACCTTCTACATAAGCATTACCAAAAGTGTAATAATCATCTGCTAATTTTTTAAATACATCTCTTAGAGATTCACCATCTGCATTTACATCTTTAATATAATCTTTTATTTCTTCGTTGTTTGTAACGAATTTAGCACCACTTGTGAATACAGCTTTTTGTGCTAAAACACTTCTGTGAGTAGAAGATTTTCTTTTTAATTCAGCTAAATATTGAGGAAATAAGTTATTTGTACCAAAAGGTATAAACTTAGTTCTTACTCTTGATAAGTCTAAAGGTTCTTCAATATGTTCTGGTATAGCTAAGTTAAAAACACCAAACTCAAAAGTATTAGTCTTTTGATTTGTTTTTACTTGACTTTTTACTGCTTTTTTTCTTTGGCTCATCTTTTTTAGTTGTAGTTGATATTTTTTCTACTAAATCAGTCATGCCTAAATCTTCATAAGCATAAGCTAATTCTTCTTGACTTGCTGTTGACCATTTTATTTTAAAATCACCTTTATAAGAAACTCCAGATGATAATACTGCTTTATATTTTGCCATAATTGTATATATTTTTAAATGTTGTGAATTTACTATATTATTGTTACAATCACACATTTTAAAAAAAAAGATATTAATAGGATAAGGTTTATACTTTTACGAACGTAGTTCAACCTATTATTATATCTTAATTTTTATATTAATTAGTAGTTGCTGTTAAAGCTGATGTATCAACAGTTAAAGTACCAGAATATAATCTTGGTAACTCAAATTGTCTTGCTACTAAATTAATAGTTATCATGTTCTCATCACTATACGCTGCACCAGTAGTACCCTCCATACCTGCAAGATTTAAGTAAGTTTGATTTTTAGTTAATACATCTTCATTTCTAAATCTCTCACTTAATCCTACAACAAAATTTGTACCATTTGTATCAGTAACGATTGCCATCATACACTCATTAAGCATCTTTTGTAATTCATGAAACTTAGGATCATTCATTCTTGGTAAACTAAAAGATAACGCACACTCAAAAGCAGTAGAACCATTTTCTTTTGTTGCAGTTATATTTAAAGTTGGAGTTTCATTTTTAAACTCATAAACAAACCAAGTTGCTGTAGAACCACCAGAATCTACTATACTAGAATAACCATGAGTATCAGCAGCAGCATCAACTGTAGCAGCATCTCCTGTAGCAAAACTTCTCAAGCATATTTGAGTAATCCCACCAGTAGATTGTAAATCTGGACATTGTATTGCTAAACCTGTATCTATTGCCATATTATTGTTTTTTTATTGATTATTAAATAAGAGGGGGATTTAACACCCCCTCTGTTATTATTCTAATTACTGCTTAATGATTACCCATTGTACAAGTGAAGGGTACATAAATTGTACACCTAACTTAAAGTAACCTCTAAAGAACATTTTTTCTTCTAAATCATCATAGAATACTTTAAATGCACCTTCTGGATCAGTAACATCAGAACCTATCACTAGGTTATCTACTGCACAATAACACAACCCTTGTGTATAATCAGTACCTGAAATATCAAACATAGTTGGGTTTGTATCAGCTAAAATAGTGTCCCACTCATACATAGGCACTAACTCAACTCCTCTAAACTTAACTACTAATACACCATCAGCTTGATTAGTAATAGCTAAATCAGCAGAAGTTCCTTCTAAGTTTTGTAAGTATGCATTATATAAGATTGGAGTTATAAAAATCTTCTTCTCATTTGCAGGTACTTGTTGTAAAGCTGCAGGTGCTTCATCATATGCTCTCCTAATTGCAGTAAGTGCTTCTGCTGCAGTTGGTGCTGCAGATGAAGTAGCAGTAACTGCTCTTTTTGCTCCTTCTACAGTTGCATCATCACCCATTAATTTCATCCATCCTGTTACACCTTGATAGTTTGCAGTAGAGTTATCTCCACCCCAAGCTAATCTAACAACATCTTGTGCAATACCTTTTACAGCACGATTTACAATCGCATCTGCTAATTGAGTACCCTCAAGATTCATTACATCTGCACCATTCTTGTACATTTCTTCAATGTAAGTTCCAAAGAACTCATCAGTACATTGCTCTAAAGCTACTCTCATTCTACCTGCTTCAATAGTTTTTTGATCTATATCAAATTGTGTTGAACCACTAGAAGAAGAACAAGCTGTGTACTTTTGTGTTATTTTAGTAAGAGCATCAGAAGTGTAAACATTCATTTTATGTTTTACATTAGGAATAACTCTATAGTTACTCATAATATCATCACTTCTAAATACTGGCTCATAAAATATTTCGTTTAAATTCGCACCTGAATAAGAAGCGAATGTTCCTTTATTTGCTACGTTTGCCATTTTTTATTATTTTTTAGTTATTAAATTTTAATCTTATTCTTTCAGCCATTGCATTGTAAAAACCTGCATTAGCATCTTCTTTTTTGTTTTCAACTACTGCAGGGTCACCATCAGTTTCTATTTCAGTACCTTTAGCATCTGCTTTGTTGATTTTTGCGTTTAACGCTTCTACTTCGTTAGTTAAAGTTTCGTTACTACCTTTAGCACTAACTAATTCATTTTCTAATGAAGTAATTTTTTCTGATAACTCTATATTCTTAGCTTCAAAGTCAGAAATTTTATTTTTAATTTCATCATTATCTCCAAGATTAACAGTTATCTCTGTGTCATTAGCAACTTCTTCAGAAACTTTTACATCAGACTTTACTGCTGCAACAATTTCTTCGACTTTACTATTGAACCATTCTTTTAACTCGTTAGTCATTTTTTTGTTTTTTATGTTATTATTAAATTTGTTTTGAATTTCCTCGTTTGTGATGTTCTTAAATTTAGATACATCATACTTAGCAGCAATCTTCATAGCATCTGAAATACTATCTACAAAGCCAAGTTCATACGCTTCATCTGCACTCAACCAAGTTTCATTATCCATCATCTCTGCAATAGCTTCATATGATAGTCCTGTCTTTTTTACATATATTTCTGTTAGTTCGTTAGATATTTTCTCAAGTGTAGCAGCAGATTTACGCATTTCTTTTGCATCACCCATAACACCTCCCCAAGCATTGTGTATCATAAATAGAGAATTTTCTGCCATTATAACCTCATCTGCACCAAGTGCAATAATTGTAGCAATACTAGCAGCTATACCTTCTATATATACAGTTGTGTTGTAAGTTCTTTTCTTAAGTACGTTATGAATAGCCATGCCATTAAATACATCACCACCTAAACTGTTTATACGTATATTGATTGGTCTATCTCCTAAACCTTTGATTTCTTCTATAAATTTTTGAGCAGTTACACCATGCGAACCTATCTCATCAAATATGTAAACTTCAGCAACTTTATTTGCTTTATTTTGAATGTTATACCATTTGTTTTTCATAGATGCAAAAATAGATTTAAATCTATTTTATACTTACCTAATTTGTTTACAAAACTTTTAGTAGGATATATTGTTTATAGTTACAGACTTTTTTCTTTCTTTGTAAACAATATTCTGTGCTTGACTTTCGCTTATTTCATATTTTATAGACAGATCCATAAAAGTGCAAGTTCTATTACCTTTGTTAGTTACTAACATTCTATCAAAATCAACAATAATCATGTAATTTCTAACTCTTTTAGGTTCTATAATACCTTTTTCAACAAGATGTCTAATCATGTCTTTACAAGTAGGTGAATCGCCAAATCTTTTTTCTAGTTCTACACCAACAGTTTCAATGTAATCATAGACTATATCTACGTTATTTTGCCTTTGCTTTTTTTGAGCCAACAGTTTTAGTTTTTTTATTTTTTGTTGTTTTCCACTCCTCTATTATTGTTTCCCAAAACTTTACTACTGCTTTTCTACAAGAACTGCATTTTAAGTCTTGTTTATGAGAAGGAAATAAAACATGCCATTCTGCAAACATAATATCTAATGAAACTGCATGATATTTAGAAAAATTATTTATATTATGTCTGTTTTTAGAAACAGCATTTCCTATCATTTCTCTTTTGTTTTTGTCGTAATTTTTTGCTATTTTTTTAAAATCCATATGTAATTGTTTACCATTTATCTAAAGGACACTTGCCAAAAAATTCTTTGGTTAAAGATGTTTTTGCATCTAGGAAACACTTGCATTTTGCACACCTTGCCCCTAATGATATTTTTGGGTTTTTTAATAATAAAAAGTTTCTGTACATATTACAACTTTTACAAATAGCTAATCTTTCTAATTTAGTTTTTTTATCCACAAACATTTGTTAATTTTTTTTATAATTTTTAATAAACTCTAGTATGATGTTAATTTTTTCTTTT